CAAACATACTAAAACTAAAGGAGATAAAACTATGACGCAGTTAGATGATGCTCATTTTCACTTGCATAGTGCGAATAAAGCAAAACAACACGAACAGAAAAAAATGAAAAATATGAATGACTTTTTTGATAACACAAACAAAGTGATGATAGTAGATGGCGACCTAATCGTATACAAGATTGCTTCTGGTTTAGAAGAACCTATTGATTGGGGAGATGATGTATGGACTTTACATTCTGATTTAGGAAAAGGTAAAACTTTATTACAACAAACTATTAATCATTATAAAGAGAAGACACAATCAGCAGAAGTTATTTTTGCATTTTCTGATAAAGTAAATTTTAGAAAAGAGTTTGATAAAACTTATAAATCACATCGTAAGAAAATTAGAAAACCTATTTGTTATGCACCATTAAGAAAGTGGGCAGAAAATAATTATAATTTTTATACTTTACCTAATTTAGAAGGTGATGATGTAATTGGTATTCTAGCAACACAACATTATAAAACTAATAATGTAATTATATCTGGTGACAAGGATATGAGAACAATACCTTCTTGGCATTGTTTTATTGGTGATGACCAACTTGAATATGTTGATGAACAAAAAGCTGATTATAATTTTTGCACACAAGTACTCGTAGGAGATTCAGCAGATGGGTATAAAGGCTTAGTTGGTTGCGGTGCAGTTAAAGCATCAAGAGTTCTTTTAGATAAGAAAAATATAGATGAGATGTGGGAAGCTGTTGTTAGAGAATATGAACGTGCAGGTTTCACATTTAAAGATGCTTACCATCAAGCAAGATTAGCCAGAATACTTAGAAAAGATGAGTATGACTTTGGCACAAGTAAACCAAACCTATGGAGTTATAGATATGAACACTACAAAGATACTAGAGCAGACAAAAAAGCTAGTTAGTACTGACAGAGAAGACAAGCATGGAGACAAGGTTCAGAACCACGAAAACATTGCTAGGCTTTGGTCAGGATTTATTCAAAACAAAACAAAACTAAACATTCATCTACTTCCTGAAGATGTGGCCAATATGATGGCTTTGTTAAAGATAGCTAGAACACAAGCAGGTCACCATAACATTGATGATTATGTAGATGCCTGTGGGTACTCAGCAATAGCAGGTGAGATTGCTAACAAGCGTACTGAATTAAGTGACACTTTAGGAGAAAACAATGCCAAAAAAGATAGAAATACCAATTCTTAGTGAAGAACTAATCGATTACTTGGATACGCTTTTTCCAGAAAAATGTGCTGACCTTCAGGAGAATGAGAAAGAAATTTTTTATAAATCTGGTCAAAGGTCAGTCGTTAAACACTTAATAGAAAAATATAAATTACAAAAGGAGAACGACTAAATGTGTTCATTTTCAAGACCAAGTCCGCCACCTGCACCTGAAATAATTCCTTCAGCACCACCTAGTATTGCTAACAGCACAACTAAAAGAGATGCACCTACACAGGCTAAATCTACTTCTGCTTCTGCTTCAGCTACTAATACTGCTATGAAGAAAAGACGTGGTAGAGGAAGTTTAAGAATACCTCTTACTTCATCAGGATTAAGTCAGTCTGGCGTTAACTTTCCAACATCATAATAATTAATGGAAAAATATAATCTAGATACTTCTACAGTCGCTTTAGATAAATCTTTAGTCGAAAGTCAGTACACAAAGATGGAAGTAGATAGAGAACAATATTTAGAGAGAGCAAGAGAATTAGCAAAGTTAACTATCCCACATTTGTATCCACCAACTGGTGCTAATCAAGCAACTGAATATCCAACACCATATCAAAGTGTAGGCTCTAGAGGTGTCACAAATTTAGCTAGTAAACTAATGTTAGCTTTATTTCCACCACAAGCACCATTCTTTAGATTAGATGTTGATGATTTAGTTTATCAACAAATAGAAGGTGACCCACAGCAAAAGCAAACTATAGAACAAGGTTTAGCTAAAATAGAAAAAGCTGTGATGGACAGCATAGAAAATAATAATGACAGAGTAGCAGTATATGAAGCACTTAAACATTTAATTGTTTCAGGTAATGTTTTATTAAAAATGTCAGAAGATGGATTAAGAACTTATCCATTAAATAACTATGTAATTAAAAGAGACCCACAGGGTAAGATATTAAAAATTATTATTAAAGAAGGTATATCTCCAAATACTTTATCTGAACAATTAAGAAAAAGTATTGGTGACAAGATTGATGACGAACATAAAACATTAAATCTATATACTTGTGTTTATAGAGAGAAGAAAAGATTTTACGTACACCAAGAAATAGCTAAACAAAAAGTTTTCGAAAAATATTACGACCTAGATAAACTTCCATTTTTGCCACTTAGATTCAATCGAATTGATGGTATGAATTATGGCAAGGTCATTGTGAGACTTTGAAGGAGACTTGCGTAGCTTGGAAGGATTAACAAGAGCAATCTTAGAAGGCAGTAGTGCTTCATCTAAAATGCTTTTTATGATTTCACCTAATGGTACTACGAGAGCATCAAGCATAGCTAAAGCACCTAATGGTGCAATTATTGAAGGTAATGCACAAGATGTTTCAGTATTACAGGCCAATAAGTTTGCAGACTTTAGAGTTGGCTATGAAATGATGGGCAGAATAGAGCAAAGATTACAGTTTGCTTTTCTATTAAATGCTTCAGTTCAAAGACAAGCAGAAAGAGTGACAGCTACAGAAGTACAGTTAGTAGCTAATGAATTAAACGATGCACTAGGCGGTGTATATGGAATTTTAACAACAGAATTTCAGTTGCCTTACATAAACACTAAATTAGATATGTTAAAGCAACAGAAACTACTTCCAAACTTACCTAAAGAATTAGTCAAAACTAAAATCATAGTAGGAATGGAAGCCTTAGGCAGAGCATCAGATAGATTAAGATTACTTCAATTTATGTCTGACCTTGCCAATACGTTAGGTGCAGATAGACTTGCACAACACATAAATCTTGATGATGCGATTAAGAAATTTGCAGTAGCAAATGGAATAGACACAGGTGGTCTAATCAAATCCCAAGAACAAATCCAACAAGAAGCCCAAGCACAACAACAGCAACAGTTTGCTAATCAAGCGTTAGCAGACCCTAGAGTAGCAATAGAAGCAGGAAAAAGTTTAGCTAATTCTGGTGCAACAGTTAATGCGAATGGCGAAATTGAAACAGAGGAATAATATATGAGTACAGAAAAAAATGAAATTTCTTTAGACCCATCAAATATGTCTTTAGAAGAACAAGCTAAATTACAAACTGAAACACAAGCAGTTGTAGCCAATGATGAAACAAGAGTTGAGGTTAGCGAAGTAGATAATACAAATAAGTCTACTGATGATGTTAGACCTAATTGGTTGCCTGAAAAATTTAAGAGTGCTGAAGATATGGCTAAAGCATATTCTGAATTAGAGAAGAAACAATCTACAGAAACTACTGATGAACCTAATATGCAACAGATGAGAGCAGATGCAGAAGCTAGTGAAGGTATGAATAAATTTTATAATGAGTATCAAGATAAAGGTGAACTTTCGCAAAACTCTTATGATGAATTAAGTAAAATGGGTTTAGATAAAAGTTTAGTTGATGGTTATATTGCAGGTCAGCAATCTATTGCTAATACTGAAGTACAACAAATTCATAATACAGTTGGTGGAGAAGCAAATTACACAAAAGTAATTGACTACGCTAAAACAAGTTTAACTGAAGCTGAACAAACTGCTTTTAATGATACTTTAGATAATGGAAGTATTGAACAAGTTAAATTTGCTGTTCAAGCTATAGCATCAAGAGCAGGTGTTAATGCTGAACAACCACAATCAATGATTAATGGCGACAGCATAGAAACTAATTCAGATATATTTGAAAGTTCTGCACAAGTTATAGATGCTATGAATGACCCAAGATATGCCAAAGACCCTGCATTTAGAAAACTTGTAGAAGAAAAAATAGCAAGAAGTACAGCAATCTAATGGCAGGTAGAGATTATAAGTCTGAATACCAGAATTATCATTCTCAACCACTTCAAAAGAAAAACAGAGCAAAACGAAATTTAGCCAGAAGGTTAATGAAAAGAAAATTGGGCAATGCCATAACAGGCAGAGATGTTCACCATGTAGATGGCAACCCAAACAACAATAATTTAAAGAATTTAAGAGTAGTTTCTAAATCTTTTAACAGGTCAAATAATGCTTAATTTTATATTACCCATACTAAAAAATCCATTAACTAGAATGATTGGACAGAAGGTTATCGGTGGTATTCAGCATAAAATAGAAAAAGATAAGATTATTAAAGTTAAAGAGATTGAAGCTATTAAGTCTGTAAATATAGAACAGATAAAAGCTAGTACAACTTCATGGAAAGACGAATATTTAGTCGTGATTTTTGGATTAGTTTTTGTAGCAAATTT